CAAGAGTTGATAATCAACCACATGAGATTAGATATAAAGTAACAAACTTCAAATTATGAGAGCACAATTTTTTGACTTATCAGTATTAATTGAATTAGAAAGTAAGGTTTGGTTAGTTTCAAGAACTAAACCGTCAATACCAATTGTTAAGATTTCAACATCAGAATTTAATCTTATCAAAAAAGGAGTTTATGTGAAGTTTGGTCAAAGAATGAAGATAGGTGGCTCGGATTATTGGTTAAGTAAAGATTTATCAGAAGAAATTAAAATAAAATGTATAAAATCAAACACAAACATATCAGAACTTGTTTTTTCAATGCAAGAATATATGAATCCAAGTATTATAGAGAAATTAAACTATACAATACACAAAGATAATCTTTATAATATTAAGAACGTGGATGATGATATCTATATAATTTGTTCTAAAAACACTAAAAAGAACTATGATTATTTAATAAAAAAATTAGAAGAGTTCTTAGAATCAATTGGACTTAAAGTAAAAAACTACTATTATATTTCAGAAACATACTTCAATAGAAATGAAGATGATATTTGTCACAAAAAGGTTAGATTACTACTTCAACATCTTATAGGATTAAAAACCGAAGGTGATAAATTCATAGACGAAGAAATTACAAAGTATGATATAATTTCCTACTATGATGAATCTAAAGAAGTTATAGAAATGTGTAAAAATATCAATGATACTTTACTATTTTTACAGAAAAACTCAGAAGAATCAATTTCAGAAAAAGTTAAGAATCTACTTAAATCTGATTACACAGAACTTATAGTTAATGAGGTAACTTTCAATAGAGTAAATAAGTTTATTACCACACCAGTGAAAATAACAACTCAGAATATAATTAAAAACTTTGAGTCTTTTAAGTTTAGAGGTTAAGACTTACCAGAATCTTTATCTTTACTTAACATAGCTGTTTTAATCAAATCGTTAAGTTTTCTATTGTCCATGATATCACCCGTGGGTCCACCCTGATTATCAGAAGCCTCATCAGCTAAAGATTTATTTAATTCTGGATTTTCAATTTCATTGAAACCTAAATCTTTTCTTAAATTCTTATAAAATTTCTCAAGATCTGTTCTCTGAGTAGATAAAAACTTAGCATTCTCGCGTATTTGACCAATAGTTTGATTGACTACTTCATGCATTCTGGCTGAATTATCACCATTATCAACTTGTCTTAATTGAGATAAGAAGTTTTTTCGTGTCATCTTAGTTAAAAAGATAGTCTCGGAATAAACCATAGCATCTTCTTTCATTTTATTTTTGATATAAGGATGTTCTTTTAATTGAGGTATATCACTTAAATACAAATCAACTAATGATTCCAAAACTTCCATTGATTGTTGACTAGCAACAGTTAAATCAGAATCATAATCATAAATTTCAATTTCTCCTAAATCAGGCAGATCTTCTGGTCGAGCTAAGTGTTTTGATAAGTCAAAATCACCTCCCTCTGATTGAATTTGATCAAACTCATCTTGAAGTCTATTTCTTTCATTTTCTGTTTTTGACATAAGAAAGTGGTTTTTTACAATATATATTAAAAATTCACCTTCTTTGTATGGCGATTGTAACAACAGAAAGACAAATGGTCTTCACAACTAAATTAGTTGATGAAGCAACAGATAAGATAAATGATGGTATTGTAGTCAAAAGATATCAAAATCCTTGGTTAAAATCAGAAGTTGGTCTTAGAAGGGCTGGTGCGTCATTTAGAATGACACCTGATGAACAACAAGAATATGTTAGATGTGCACTAGATGTACATTATTTTGTAGAAAAATATTGTAAAGTAAAAAGAGAAGATGGATCAGTAGGTTCAATTAAACTAAGAGACTATCAAAAAGAAATATTAGATAACTTTGTAAACAACAGATTTAACATATTGATGGCATCTCGACAAGTCGGTAAAACAATTTCCTCCGCTATTTTCATGTTACACAAAATTCTATTTGATAATGACAAGAACATAATGATTGTTGCTAACAAAGGTGATACTGCCGTAGAAATTGTCGATAAGATTAAATCAATCTATACATTACTACCATTCTTTCTAAAACCCGGTATTAAAACTTGGAATCAAAAGTCTCTAACATTTGAGAACGGGTGTAGAATCAAGACATCAGCTAGAACAAAAACACCAGCTATTGGTTTTACCATTGACGTTCTTTATTTAGATGAGTTTGCTCACATTCCATCCAACATTATAGAACCATACTACACAGCAGCCTTTCCAACAACCGCTGCCGTACAAAACTCAAAGATTATTATTACATCAACTCCAAATGGAATGAACTTATTCCACAGATTATTAACAGATGCTGAGCGACCAGTTGGTGATCCACAGAAAAATAACTATAAACCAATGAGAGTTTATTGGTATCAAGTACCCGGTAGATTTGTAACTTATGTTAGATTGAATAATCATAAATTATATGAAAATGGTTTAGAAAAAGAAGATGTGTTAAACAATATAAAAGAAAAATGGGGTAGTTTAACCAAAATTGATATGGGATATAATATGGATTTACAAAAAGATGTTATATCAATATACAATAATGATGTTTGTTCAGATGAAGAAGTAAAAACTTTACAACTATTAAACTCAAAAGAGTTAGAAATATCAATTAGGGAAATAGCCGAAGTAACTACATGGAAAGAAGAAGCAATAAAAGATATTGGTGGTGAAGATGCGTTTAATCAGGAATATGGTCTAAGATTTATAAACTCCAGTAAATCACTTCTAAACGAAGGTATAATAGAAGATTTATTAAAGAATAAAAAGAACTATGAATTTGAGGAAATATTTGAGTTTAATAAGTTCATAAAATTTAGTTATGAAGGACTAAAATGGGTAGAGGATAATGATTTGTTTGTGCCTGTCAGGAGAAAGGATTATAAAATCATTTTATCTGTCGATATATCAGAAGGATTAGGTCAAGATTACTCTGTTATAAATATGTTTAGAATAACAAATAAACCAAAAGATTTAGTAGAAATTCAGAAACTATCTTATAAATCAATTGTAGACTTCTTTAGACTTGAACAGATAGGTCTTTTTAGAAGTAATATTATATCTGTTAAACAATTAGCCGAACTTCTTTATGTACTAGTATTCGAGTATCTTAATCCAGAAAATGTTAAAATAGTTTTAGAGTTAAATAACTACGGAAATGCTTTACTCGCCGAGATGCCACACGTTTTTGACGGAAATAATAACTATGGATCTAGTGTATTTGTTAGATACAAACACAGAGCAGACTCAACCGAGGAAAAGATTGGTCTAAAAGTAGGTGAAAATAAAAATATGTTGGTAAAAGATTACCAAGACCTAATGTTATCTAAAGGATTCTCTATTAACAATGAAGAAACAATTAGAGAAATCACAACATTTGTAAAACACACCACATCAGCTGGTAACATAAAATACGCAGCTGACGTAGGACATGACGACTGTGTTATGACAATAGTTAACACAACATCTATATTTCCTAAATCCGAATTCAAAGAAATGGTAGATGAATATATGTCTAAATCAATAGATAAAGAAATGGTCACTTACATAAATCAATGCCTATCAAATATTGATTATGTAGAAGGTGTAGACTATAGTCAAGTTTTAAGAGTTAGAAGACAAGTACAGAATCGATATAAGTCTGGTAGTAACTATAACGGCAGTATGGACTGGTTTGGTCGTAAACCTTAACCATTAACTTCAAGAGTAGCAATAAGTCCTGAATGTTGAAGTTTTTCCTTCATCGTAGAGATAGTCTCATAATCACCATACTTAACATCACACTTACCATTAAAATGCACGATGTGTGCGCATTGTGATGCTTGTTCAAGTTCATGACCACAGACCTTCATTAAACAATTGATAACATGGTCAAAAGTGTTATAATCGTCATTATGTAATATAAGTCTAAATGGTTTAGACAAAATCTCATCTACTTTTGATTGAGTTTTTTTCTTAGTAATTGTTGCCATATTTTTTATATCTATTAATTATTAAAAGTTTTTGTTGTTTTGTTTACTACATCTACAATAGTAACTACACAAGGTTGTGTTGTTGCCCATTCCTCAAATTTAGGAAGGTGTTCTTGTCTATCATCATACATAATAAACTCTTGTGGATTAACCTTTTTTATTAAATTCTCAAATAATCTTGTTTTGAATGCGTATGTATCACCTCCGAAATTAAGATAAACTTCGTCAAAAGAAAGATTATGATGATTAAGAACTAACTCTACTTCTTTTCTAAGAGCTTCAATTCTACCAGTGGCTAAAATAAGATAAGCTGAATCATCGATTACCGCTTCTAAATATCTTTGATAAACCCAATCATTCACAGGAATATCAAAAACCTCTAAATCTAAACTCTCTGGTTTAGACCACCAACCGTTATACGGCCATTCTGTTCCGGTTTTCTCAAACCATATTTGTTTTCCATCCTCTGGGAGTGGTGTGTGACATAAAGTGTCATCAAAGTCAAAAGAGATTAATTTATTATATTCCATAAGTACAAATATATATCAAAATTTTAAAATATAAAAGTTGGTAAATAATATTTTTATATATATCAAAAAATAAAAATATTATGAAATTTGATATAAAAACCATAATTATACTAGTTTTATTAGGGGTTTCTTTACTATTTGGATACAAATGGTTCTTTAGTAGTGATCCATCTCTAAAACAAAGGTTGAAAGAAATAGAGGCTGAATATAATGCCTTAGAAGAAAAGAAAAAAGAATCTGACAAAAAGATTAAAGGTCTAGAGATTGAGTTTGTAGATTTACAGAAAAAGGATAAAGCTCTTCAAGAAAAAGTGTTGAAACTAGAATCAGAAATTAAAATAGCTGAGCAAAACGCCACAAATTCTAAAAATAATTTAGATAAAATGAAAAAAGATTTAGAACAGACAAAACACAAAATAGAAGAGTTTAAAAAGAATCCGCCAAACAGAACTGGGGATGATTTATTAAATTCATTAAAAAATAAAACCCAGAAATGAAAAAATTAATTAGTTTATTAGTATTCTTAGTATTTACACTAACACTATCCGCACAATCAATTGAATATCCGAGATATGAAGTAGATTCACTTGGACAAAAGGTAATTGTATTAACCATTGAACAAGCTCAGAAATTAGACAATAATTCAGACCTACTATTACTTTTAGAAAAATATGCTCAACAAATAGCAGAATATGACTCAATATGTGTTAAAACCGTAAATGATAAACAAAAAGTAATTGACCTACAAAAAGTTGAAATAAAAACTCTTAAAGAGAATCTTGCAATAAAAGACAAAGAAATTGAAAATCTACAAAAGAGAGTAAACGAATATATTATAAAAGAAGCTTTTTGGACAGAACAAATGAAATTAAAAGATGAGACAATTGAAATAAAAGATAAACAAATCAGAGGACTAAAAGGTAAAATGATTTGGGGTGGTGTCGGTGGAGGCGTCGCTATTATAGGTCTAATTTTAGGATTGGTACTTGTCAATTAAATTGATAAAAAATGAGTTTTAATACTTAATATATAATTAATAAAAAATATCTAAATTAAAATGAAGCATATTAGAACATTTGAAAATTATCGTCTAAAGAAAAACAGAGAAGATATAATTAGAGAGTCTGTTTTACAGGTGAATGATATATACAAAGTTAAAACAATGATTGATATTCCTCAGTCGTTGATTAATGCGTACGTTAAAAAAGTTAAAGATGATACTGGTAAAAATTTACGTCAGTTTTTTGGTGATGTTGATATCGCTGAAGAAATCGTTAAATATATTAACATGAACAATCTGGATGTTGATAAACTTCCAGGAAACGCGATAATGGGTGGTCCACAAGGTCAAACACAAACACAACCAGAAGGTCAAGCACAAACGCAACCACAAGTTCAAGTTGATGGTCAAGAACAAGCTCAACCACAAGGACAGGCTCAACCACAAGGACAGGCTCAACCACAAGGACAAGCACAAGAAGGTCAAGAACAAGCTCAACCACAAGGACAAGCACAAGAAGGCCAATTTGAAGAACCACAAGGACAAGCTCAGGGACAAGCTCAAGGTCAAGAGGCTCAAGAAGGTCAGGGACAATCTCAAGGTCAGGGACAAGCTCAGGGACAAGGACAAGCTCAAGGTCAGGGACAAGCTCAAGGTCAGGGACAAGCTCAAGGTCAGGGACAAGCTCAAGGTCAAGAAGAAGAGGAAGAAGGCGAGGAAGAACTTCCAGCTTAATCAAATTAGATATTTTAGGAACCCATCAAGAAATTGATGGGTTTTTTATTTAATATATAGTATATGAGATTTATAAGAACCTTTGAGAGTTACAATGAAGATACTTTAATAGTAGTTGATGTTCAGAAATCCTTTAAGAAGTTTTTCTCAGAAATGTATCTCAATGAATTAAAGAAACATTGTAAAAACTTTAATAATGTATATCAAGTCTGGGATAATCATGTCGATGGTAAGATAGTTGACAAAGATTATTTATATGAAGAGGATCCAGAAATTCCTATACACAAAGATCTTTATCATTTTCCAAATCAAAAAGAATTGATAGAAAAACGATACAATTACGACGTTGACGCCGATTTCTACAAGAAAATTCTTGACAAATCTGTTTATGAAGAAATAAGTAAAATGGAAGAAGAAAAGTCTCTCAGAAAAGGAGACATTTTTTCAACAAAAGAGGGTACAATTATTACATTTATTAATAATAAGCACGCTTGGTTTCACTGTCCAAAAAAACTCTATGAAATTCTCACATCATTAAAAGGCAGAGAAGTTGAAATAGTTGGTGGAGCTGATTCAGAATGTTTAGAAGACATCGTAACTACCGCTGAAAGTTTAGGCGTAAAGATTAAAAGAAACTACAAATATATTTATACAGCGACAAGTTGTCCTATCTAATTAGGTTACAGTAGCATAAACTTGGTAACCAGCTATTGTAAAGTATATAATCATATACTCAAGATGTCTATCTGGATGGTCAAAGAATTCTACTTCAACATTGAATTCTATACCTTCAATTTCAGGTATGTAATCTGCTATTTGTGCTCTTATTTCGGCCTCTACGGCTCTATTAGATATCTTTGTTTCATGTAGAAGTTTGACTAAATCAGCACCGAAGTTAGGGTCACCAAAAACCTCACCTTTATTAGTAAAGACTATCATTTCATATTTTTGTATGATAACTCGAACTATATCATCCTCGATGACTTCAGGATCACGAAACCTTGGGTGACCTGGATATCCAATATAAAAATCTATGAAATTAAAATTAGCCATTTGTAGTATATATAAAATTATATACCGTCTAAGTTAATTTAATACGTCTCTAAATTTACCGATTATAGTCATACCAAGTACAATCGGATCTGACACCTCTGATAATTTAATACCATAATCAGAAATAATATAATTACAATTAAATAATTTCTCAACATTAGGTTTATTCTGAGACATATACCATTCGATAAATGGTTTACCTAATAGTTGTATCATAACATCAATTTTATCTGGTCCGAATCCAGACATCAAAAAATGATAAGTTTGCTCATAAGATACATCAGATGAGGTAACAAACTCATATAGCTTTGATTTTGTTTGTGTAGAGACATTAACAGTCTCTGATTGATTACCTCCAGAAGATATATAATTTTGCACCTCAACAATAATACTTCTAAAGTCTGGAAACTTTTTTGTAATAATTGAAATTAAATCTTCTTTAGGAATAGTAGTGTTCTCTGAGGGAAGAATAATATTAGTAATTCTTTTGTATATCTCCTGTTTGAGATATTTTTCTTCTTCAACATTTTGACAATCAAAATTAATCTGTGGTATTCTCGACTTTATACCTTCAGATATTTTATTGATATGGTTAGTAGTTATTATGAATCTTACATTTTTATTGTATTTTTCAATAAATGCCTTAAAAGCATCCTGAAACTGAGATGAAACTCTTTCAAACTCATCAAGAAAAATATATTTTATATCAGAATCGGTTGACATCATAGGTGTAAACTTACAAAAGTCCTCAATTTCATTTCTTAAAACATCAATTGAAGTAAAAAGAGAGCTGTTAAGCTCTAAAAAAGGTTTATCTTTTGTGTACTTACCAATAAGTATTCTTGCTAATGATGTTTTTCCCGTACCATAGTGACCGTAAAATATAAAATTTTGGTTCACACCATCTTTAAAATGATTTTGTATTCTCGGAAGTAAAATTAGGTCGTCTAAATTTTTAGGACGCCACTTTTCCCATAAAAGTAAATTGTTAACTGACATATCATGTTTATGATTTTTATTCTGTTTTGTTTTACACAATGAGAAACAAAAGTTTTTATATATAATTTACAAATAAAAGTAATTATGATAGGTGAACATTTTAATTTTGAGGACGTTTTCTTTAGAGATCTTACAGTATGTGTACTTGATACACTCGAAGGTCAAATAAAATGGGTAAACCGATTTTCCAAAGGTGACTACTACGTTCAAGTTCCAATTTACTACTCTCTAACTGGTGATGAAAGATTCTTATTAGATACTTTCCAAGATGATATAGTATCTGAAAATAGATTTGTTGAACTCAATACAGATCTTATACCAAGAGGCCACTTAACAATGACCGGATTTAACATCAGAAGTGACGAATTTGCGAATCCAAATGTTTGGTTAAGAATGGTTGTTGAAAATGAATTAGAAATAAGAAAAGTTTTAGCAAAAGTAAGGGCCATTCCAATTACCGTAAATTATGAATTGACTATAAAGTTATCTTCAGAAATTGACACATTCAAATGTAGTCAAGCAATTATGGACACACTATGGCTTTATAAATTTATGTACTTTGAGTACAACTTTATGAATATCGATGCAGTAATACTCATGCCAGACAATAATCAAATACAAATGAGTAGAGAAAAAAATCTAACATCTGATAATAACATCGAATTAAAAGCTACTTTTGAGGTACAAACTTATTATCCAGCTTTCAGAAAAGATAGAGTAAATCCTGATGGCTATCCAGTTACATATGGCGAGCCACCAACAGACCCTAATACTTATCCGGATACTGGTACCTATGCAAATCTTGTACAACCTCCAAGAACTAATCCTAGAGGTCCACTACCACCATACTTTACCTACCCAGGAAGACCATGGGATCCTAATGATTTTCCAACTGAATGGGGATGGCCATTTCCACCAGACGGTCCTCCTATCCCAATTGGAGCAACTTCAATTAGCGGAACATCAAGTTTTGGTGGATTTCCAGAATCATCAAATCCAACGGACGACAATCCAGGTCCTAATGGGGGTGGTCCAACTCCAAACCAAGACTACTTTATCTATGCTCCGAAAAGAACAAGATGGTTTAGTAACATACTTAAGGCAAGACAACAATCTAGAACT